GCGATGACGGTATTCTTTCCGCAGAGTCCGTCAATGTCACCGGGGTTTAACTTCTTCGCCTTAAGATACCTTTGGAGTCTGTCCACAGTAGTTGATCCCGTGTATCCGTCATTGAATCTCGCGGTTGTCCATCTTGGAATATATGGCTTGCAAGGGTTGGTCTGTCCTCCGACCCATCCGTCCTGCACGATACCGAGGAACTTTTGAAGCCTCATGGTTGACAGTTCTCCGAAGTAACCGTCTACGATCAACTTGCCATCTCCCTCGCCTAATTGTTTATTGACCTCGTTGGCGATATAAGGGAATTTGCTTGCAAGGTAATCCCCCGGACACGTCGTACTCATAAAGTATCTGTGCATGGTCAAATTGCCCGAAGTGTTCCCCGTGAAGTTGAGCCTCTTGATCCCGTTTCTTCTACAGATATCTACGCATAACTCGATACACTTATTGATTGCCGTGTCGGAGACGTGCCAATTTCCACCGATTCGGTCATTAGCAAGTTCGATTGTGATTGACCGCTGATTCGACGCAAAATTGCCATTCGCCCAAGATGTGTACTTTTCCTCTACATACAGACCTACCCTGCCCCTTGAGTCGATTCCGTAGTTGGCTGACGCAGGTCTTGTTTGAAATACCTGTCCGCATTGCTCAACGGTAAGATTTCCTGCCATGTGATGGATAGTGATGTCTGTGATTTTCTTCCCGTCTCTTGAATCGTAGTTCGGGGAGAGTTTAACATAGTTAACTAAAGGTGAATTGCTCATGATGTTCCTCTCTTAATAACAGATATAGTTGACTCTCATAACTGTGACGGATGTCGCCACATATACTGTGATTGTCGTTCCGCTTATGGTCGCCCTCAATGGAGGATTGCCCGCGTCTTGATATGATATGAGTCTTGCCGTTTATGGCTGAATTGGTGAATGTGATGGTCGTTGTCGCCTCGCCATTATAAACATATGACCCGGTCACGATCTTATCTATGGGCATTGCCCAATGAAGGATCGCGTCCTTGAGTCGTGCGGGTGTGATTGTTCTTGCGGTCGTTCCTGTCCCTGCCTCATACTCGGCAACTGTCATTGATGAGTATGTGGTGTTTTGCCATCCCACCATTTGCCAATATGTGCCATCATATACCAACGCACACACCGACCCCGCGTTCCATGATGAATTAGATGCCGTTCCCGGTGCGGTCGTGCCGTATCTCTTGATAGCCTTCGCGCCTGTGCCATTCACATTGAGTGTCGGGTTTGCGCCTGTGTTCGCGTTGTTGAACTTGACATATATAAGCATCCCTGTGGTGAGTCCTGTGATGGACGGTGTAACTGTGACAGTTTTCGCAACTGTTCCACCTCCTGTGGAGCATACTCCAAACCTAACCGCAGACCCTCCCCCACTCGTCATGCCACTTGATTGCTCGCCAATGCCGAGAGCCTGTGAGAGTGTGGTCGCAAGTGCGCCAAGTTCCATTGATGAATACCTATCCTCAAGGACATCGTATTCGGTGCGGACGATTTTGAAAAATCCGCTCATGGAGTAATCCGGGAATATAACCTCAATCGAGTCGCACAATTTACATTCAAGTAGATTCGATAAGAGTGTGTATTCGCCATAGTCTTGAAGTCGCACGAAGTCCACCTTGATGGTCTGTTTAGGTAGATTGACACTCCTTGACACCATCATGCTCAATGCAAGGTTTTCAAGGTCTGTCGTGGTCGGTGCGGTTTCAAACTTGTCGCTCAAGTCAAGAGGAACGCACCTCTCATGTCCGTCAAACGGAGTGAGTCCCGAGTTGACTTTATTCCCTTTGACGATGATTTGGTTGCCTTCTCCGTCATCTCCTATCCAATAAGGGATGGCGGTCGTATAAGTGTTCGCATAGTCGGTGTCGTCCTTGAAGTCCACCATGTTGACTCCGTATCTAATCGCGAAGTTGACCACATCCCCTCTGTGCTGATGAAGTTTGACTTGGAACTTGTCCCACTCATACTCACCGCCATATGTGTCAAGGATTGACCCCTCGACACCGCCCAACAACTGACGGACAGTTCTTGGGACTCCGTTGAATGCCCCTGCATATCCTGTTGCGGTGCAGTCTGCGGTGTATGTGAATGAGTTTGAAGGAGTCGCGGTCGCAAGTTTGGTCATGGCATCCGCAAGCGAATTGACATCCGTTTGGTCTACCACATACCCTCTTAACTTATAAGAGATATGAACGGCATGGAATGTCACTATGCCGTCAATCGGTTTCTCATATGACACGATGTCAAATGGTTGGATATCCCCTGTGTCATCGTGTGTGACTCCTATGATCCTACCGCATTGAATCTCGCTGAAGTTCGCACCGCTCACAGGATAGTCGAAGTTGCATTCGTAAATGGAATTTCTTTCCTCAACGACCACGCAAGAGGTCATGTCGGGCAATCTGCCGAGTCCGTTTGAGTTGAATGTTGTTGTGTCTTTTTCAAATAGAATTGGAATCATATTCTCCACCACCTTGGGGTGACCTTTAAATTGGTGACATTTGATGTATATGTGATACGCGTCGAGCCTCCTCCCAAATAGGGGAGTTTTGCGCCAAGGTCGACATATTGATTCATCGATGCGGTCGGTTGTCCAACATATCCTGTGTATGCCTCGCCAACTTCACAATCAACAATGATCTCGGTGTTCAATGGCGCACCATTTATGGTGATGACACCACGAACACCATTGCCACCGAGAGTGATCGTGCCTGTTGCCCCTGTCATCTTGAACTTGATGATGGGTGATGCATTCCATCCTGTCGGGTTGGTTGCCGATTGACCACTTGACGACCATGTCAGTTCTGTGTCGCCCGACTTCAAGAATCTTTGTGGCTTACATTCAAATGTTATGTCAAATTGCCCTGCCTGTCCGTATGCCACAGGAGTGATCTCAAGCCCTCGCCTATAAACCGCCATCCTATACTCGTCGGGATTGTAGTCGTCATAAAGGGGAAGATATCTGCTCCTCAAAAGAAGTGCGTTTCTAAAAGATGCGATGCCTTGCGCGAAGTCTGTCTGCGCGTCCCCCACCATGCCACAATGATAGGTCACCTCGATATTCTTGAACGCCCCCTTGTTTCTGTAAAGTGCGCCATTGCGCCCGGGGATGCACACCATCTCGTCATCCCTTTCGGGAGTGTCGTACACTCCCTCGCCTGTGATATATACACCATAATTTTTTGAATATAGGCGACCGGGTTCACCTTCTTTGCCGATGACAAATCCCTTACATATCGCGCCTGTTGACATTATACCCATGCCTCTCTCCTTCTCTTTTGACTTGCGATGAGTCTGCGCTCTATCTCAAGTGCTAACGCGTTGACATCCATTCCCTGTGGTGCGTTCACATTTATAACGACACCCGAATCGAATCTCTTGTCCATCTCTTCCCATAACTTCTTCAACGGGAGAACGGCTTCTGCGCCCGCCTCACCAACACCAATCCCCGATGCAGGGAATATCGTTGGATTCGTGAAGATTCCTCCGTTCTTATACCAATCAATGCTTAATTTAGGTACGGATGGCGGTGCAAGGCTGAATGATCCCGACAGTTTAAAATGAGGAAGTTTGATGTGAGGAAGTTCCAATTTAAGTCCGCTAAAGAATCCTTTGATTTTCTCGATGGCTTTCTTGACAAAGTCCACCGCAGTTCCTATCGGGTCGGTGATGGCTCTCTTGATTCCGTTCCAAACATTGGCGACCGTAGTCGATATCGCATTCAGTATGATGGACATCCCAAGTTTTAAAGCCTCCCAATAGTACAAGACTTTTTCCTTGACGGATGCGATCGCGTTCACCACTCCATCTTTGAGTGCCGTCCACTTCTCAACGATCCAATCTTTTAACTCGAGTGCCTTCTCTTTGATAGTGTCCCAATTCTTATATAAGAGAACTCCTATCGCGATTATTCCTGCTATTATGCCGATGATAGGCAACGCAACACTACTTAATGCGCCCAAGGACACACCGAGAGTCGACATCAATGTCATTATCGAGGATATGCCCGTCGCTATCCTGCCCACACCTATGAGAAGAGGATAAAGCACCGCAAGGACTCCTGCGATGATGCCGATGATGGTCAAGACCGCAGGGTCTAACTGTGAGAGCCATCCCATGACACGACCGAGGACATCTGCTATCTTCTCCATTGCCGGGGCAAGATACCCTGCGAGTTGCATCCCCACGGTGGAAAGAGTAGCCATGCCCGTCATCTTGATGGTATCGAGTGCGTCATTGAACTGATTAGCCTTGTCGATGGTCTCCTGGTCTACTATCTCAAGGTCATTCTGTTTGAAGACATCTGCGACCTTTTTAAAGGTCTCGCCATTATCCTCAATCAAGGGGTTTAATTCCGTCGCAGACTTGCCGAATATCTGCATGGCGAGTGCGTCTCTTTCGGTCTCGTTCTCCATCTTGCCGAGTGCCTTGATGGATTCCTCAAAAACCGCCCCTTGGTCTCTCAAATGACCGTTTGAGTCTGTTATTGATACACCCAAAGTGGCGAATGCCTCTGCCATGTTCTGCGACCCCTGTTGAGCCGAGAGCATGGACTTTTTCATCTTGGTTTGGGATTTTGCGATGGCCTCTACTGATACATCGAGGAGATCCGCAGAGAGTTTATATTTTTGTAACTCCTGCGTACTGATACCCGTGACCTTTGCCATCGTGTTCAAGTCGTCTGCGGTTGCTCCTGCCTTGACGGTAAGACCTGCGAGAGCAACATCGACCGCCCCTGCCACCATTGAGAGACCGCGAAGGGACTCCCCTGCCTTGACGGAGGCTTCTCCGAATGCGGACATCTTTGCGGAGGCTTGACCGAGTACGGACGTTGAGGCTTCAAGTTTCCTCAATTCCTTGTTGTAGTCTCTCTGCTTTGACTCTGCTTTGATGATCTCGCGTTGTAATTCTCTATAGTCTTCGCTTGTTTCGTCTACACCGTTCGATTTCATCGTTTCAAGAGCCTTTTTCATCTCTTTGATGTTCTGCTCTCCCGACTTCGTTGCCTCCCTTAAAACGGCTATTTTCTGCCTCATAAGGTCGATATTCTTCGGGTTGAACTTCAAAGAGTTGTTGATATAGCCGAGTTCCTTGTCGAAACTCTTTGCCTCGCTCCTTATTTGGTTGATGGCTTTAGACAATTGAGTCGTGTCGCCACGGAACTCAATGGTTATTCCTTTTACATTTCCGCTTGCCATTTCTTAAACTCCAAAAAACAGATGATAGTCCTCTCTTGTGGCTTTTCGTCTGTCTGTCTTTTTCTTTTCTTCCTTTGTATGGACTCATATGAGAGTCCTCTCTCGACTCCTGCTAAAATAATCATTTCGATTGAGATCTCGCCCCCGGAACTGTCCGAAGGCTCTTCAAGTTTTTTGGTGATACAAGTCCCTTCAATAACAAGTCGAACACCGCAGGTGCTATTATATCTACGGGGAATTGGTCGAACTCTCTCACCCACTTCTCGGGTGTCTCGATGTCGTCGTCGTTCGCTTTCGCCATTGCCCATGTAAGATTGATGAAGTCTGTGAACTGTAAAGCACAGAGTTCAATCAATGCGCTCTGTATGGTGTCTCCGTCCAAGTCCTTGAGGACTTCCGTCATGTCCTTCCCTGCCATCTTTCCCAACTCTCCCAAGAGTTTGGTCACGGCTGACACGATTGGCATGATGTCGGGGACTATGTCATGTCCAAACTGTGATTTATAAATCATCGCCCATGCGAGATTATTCGAGATAGTAAGTTCTTTATCTTTACTGATCTTTATCGTCTTAATCATGTTGCTCCTCCTTTTATAGACAAATAGGGGAGGGTTTCCCCTCCCCTTCCATTTAGGTTGTTATTGTAGGTGCTGACGGTGTAGTGAACAGAGTTGAATATCCTGCGTCACCGATCTTGAATGTAGCCATGGTCACACCTGTGTTATTGTCGCCTACGCAGGTGACGGGGATAGTTGCGGTCTGTGGCTCCTTATTCTCGGTGATGGTTGAATACTCTCTTGAGATATTTCCAAGTGAGCAATTATACAGAATTACTCTGATCGGTCCCGCGTCGCCTTCATCGGTCTCAACTTGGAATGCCACATATACATTGGGTTTTGTGGGATTCTTTACAGAGGCGAGACCACCGTTCGTTAATTCCTTGTAGCCGAGGAACTGTGTCTTGAACTCATCATCAAACATAGCGACTTCGAGATCTCCTTCGATAGTACCCCCGGAATATCCACTCCAATAGACGATATTATCTGCGTAGAAGTCATTATTCTCGCTCTGTGTTTCGGGGCTGAAGTTTATTGCCCCTTTCTGATGGTAAGGTGTGCCAAGAGTAACAGTTCCGTTGTTGTCGGTATATGTGCCGACGTGCAGGTTTGATATACCAAACTGAACTTTCATGCGTTCCTCCTATACGTAGTAGTAAATGACGAAGAGACCTTCACTTTCGATGTAGGCATCTTCGCTCTTGTCATAATTAAAGCCATCTCGGAGGAGTGCCTCTTCGATGGCTTTTTCATTTGCTTCGTTTTTCTCGGTGAAGTAATACTCGATTTGATATTCATTATTGGTGTAGTGCCAAGTGTTATCCGCACCGAACGTCGTTTGACCGTTTCCCAAATACGTGAGAAACGGAGGGTTGACGGGTTTCCTAAAGTGCGAATAAGCACAAGGCAGACCGATTGATCTTAATGTGTCTTGGATCATAACTGTGCCTCCGTAAGTAGGTCGAGAAGATATTCCTCTGCTCTGTCTCTCGCGTTCGTGATATGGTTGTCGCCTTCCTCACGTCCGTATGTACCGAACTGATTGCGGACGATATGCCCATTGTTCAAGAGGTGCGTAAGACGTGGGTGGGTCTTGTTGTATATGACTCCGTCGAAGCCATACTTGAGACGTTTAGTCCTAACCGACCACCCTTTCTTATATTCTCCCGTGAGTACGGGGGAACTGCTGAGGACAT